CTGCCACATCAAACCTGCAGGCGAACGTCGTGGTCATCCAAGGCTTCTCTGCCAACGCAGTGACTGGCAGTTCCAATATCGCTTGGTCCAACATTATGATTGCAGGATCCAACACCGGTGTTATCAATGCTGCCGCCATCTTCAGCACATCTGTCGGTGGTTCACTGAGCGCCTATGCCCCAGTAGTGTCTGCCCAGGTGCCACTAGCAATTGCCGCCGGTACCGCAGCCTCCACCACAAAGAGCATCACTCTGACCCAGATTTCCAGTTATGGCGGCACTGGTTCCATCGTGGTTGGTCAGTACGTGGCAGGTGTGCCATGGGCTGGACCAGTCTATGTGTCAAGCACGTCTAACATTGCAAACAGCAACGTGACCGTGACTTACCCATCCCAGGTGACCGGTCCAGTTCTGGCTGGCACCACCATCTCTTTCTTCACCGGCACTTCAAACACCACCACCGCCTATTCCCAGGTGCAGTACATCGCCTGGTCCAACTTTGTGTACCTGGATCAGTCCGAGCGCGACTGGTTCGCCAAGGAGAAGCAGGATCTGCTGATTACCCAGGTGCAGCGCATCGTGATGGGCACCAACCCCGTCCAGGAGCTTGCCCTGGCTCAGCCAGTCAAGTTCATCGCCTTCCCTTGTGTGAACTACAACCAGATTTTCGCCAACGGTGCAGGATCTACCACTGCCGCCAACTACCAGCTCAAGACCCAGGTCAACGGCGTGGATGTCGGGGACTCCCGCCACATGTTCCACTGGGTGGATGTGGCACAGTACTACAACACTCCCTACGGATACATCCACAATAACCAGGTGGCAAACGTGGCAATCATTTCTTACTGCCTGGACACCTCCAAGCTCCAGCCCACCGGCACCCTCAACTTCTCTCGCCTCGACAATTTCCGCCTGGTTGTGCCATCTACCCTGACCAACGGCATCCAGGGTCTGGCAAGCACCAGCATCAACTACCCCACCCAGTACCTGTACGCAGTCAACTACAACGTGTTCCGGATCCAGAACGGTCTGGGCTCGCTGCTCTATGCCAACTAATTCCTAACTAAAATTAAAAATGCATTGGCTCGTGTGGGCATTCATTATTTGTATAGTATTTTTGGTAACTTATAATCCACGTACGGGAAGTCTCGGAAAATTTTTTGCTCCACAAGAATTAGTAGAGGACAATGACCAGAGAACGACACAAAGCGATAGCAATCCCAGTATCTCACGTGAATGACATACCTCACTTTCTTGTAGTCCATGACAGGCGCTACAAGGAATGGACCTTCGTAACAGGCGGATGCCGCCGTCGAGAAATTTATAACCCACTCCGATGTGCGGTTCGAGAACTCGAAGAAGAAACCCGTGGTATGATCAATTTAAAACGTGGCTCATATGCCTATTTTAAATTTATCACAAACACACCCGAACCTCGCGACATTGAGGACGGGGTAGATGTTATAAACCATTATCATGTGTATGTCTTTGACATGCCCATGACTTCAATAGAGCACAAACACATCGTGAAGCGATTCACGGAAGAAAAAGAGAAAATGGAAGGAAATCAGGTTCCTTTTCGCAAAAATTATGATGAGAATGACGACTGTAAATTTGCAAGTCTTGACACAATATCCAAGTACCAGAACCTGTGGCCTATGATTCGTCAGCACGTTCTAATAAACCCTGAATTTCAGCAGGCAATCACAGCAACCAACAAGACCCCGTTCAATTTGCGTGGTTAAAATATTTTAGATTTAATAGAATGACTCGATCAAAAATTGATCTCGCTACACACCTGCTCAAGCTGTGTAACGATACCACGACGAAACCAGAGGATCTGGCAAAGGTGATGACTATTCGCAAACTTCACTATGAGATTGAAAAGGCTGAGGCTGATCTCGAGGAAATTGAAGAAAAAATTAAGCAGGCGAAGGAAACTCCCGCCATCACACAAAAGAAACCCAAATCATTCTGGGCATTTTTGTCCATGGATTCATCTTCGGATGAGGAGTAAGTCCCAGTTCCTTCGGAACTGTCCTCGCGGAGCTACTTAGAGTAAAAACTAGTAGTATCAGTAATGGATAAATGGAAGGTCCCTCGAGGGACTGGAACCCATGTTCTCATGGATGGTGGAATTCTCATGGTTCCTAAGGAGGAAATTCGGGAATTTCACCAGGCATACGTTCGGACAATTAATTTTGGATCAAAATTGTTTGTAGTTGAGCAAAAGACGGATCGTTTCAAGTTTTTCGTAGACTTGGACTATAAAGCCCCAGAAAAATTAAGTGATGAAGATCTTCTTCAATTTTGTTCTATAATTCATGAAAGTCTGGGAGGGGACAAAGTTTCAGAGTGTCTCATTGCCAAGGCGAGACCTCGATCAGTTGGGGGACCCCAGGGGACTTCCCTCATAAAGTCTGGAGTTCATATCCATTGGCCGCGCCTAATTGTCACTCGGACCGAAGCAATCAATTTAAGATCAAAATTGATTCAGGCTTTGGGTGAAGGACCATGGGACACTATCATAGATGCCTCAGTCTATGGGGGTTCAGGACTCAGGATGCTTTGGTCGCACAAGAAACCCACAGGAGATCCCTATATTCCATGGCGTCAGCTCAACAGTACGCGGGAATTCTCAAAGGTTCCGAGTGAAGAAATTTTAGAGTTGTTTTCCATCAGGACGGATGAAACTCCTCAGGAGCAAAAAGTCAATCTCGAAATTCCTGGAATTGAGGAATATATCCAGAAGTATATCGTAGGTCAGGAAAAGGCGAGTGTCAAGCGCGTTCACAGGCACGAGCATGATGGGTGGTACGTCCAGACCGATTCCAAGTACTGTGAGAATATTCGTCGGGAACACAAGTCAAACCATGTATGGTTTTCGATTCACTCAGGGCGGATATCTCAGAGATGTTTTGACCAGGAGACGTGTAACGAGTTTCACGGTCGGGAACATATTCTTCCTCCATCAATAGTAGAGCAGCTCAATGATGTTGCTATTGTGGGTAGTCCTTCTTTTACTTTTCTTGTGGATTTTCTTCCCGATGGGACCAAAAGCCCGATTCAGGAAGTACGAGCTCATGGTCCATCCGTACTCGGGCCTGGACCCAGTCAGCTGGCAGAGATTTTTGGACAATCTCCACGTGTTCGAACAGTCGGCTTCAACCCGGCTTGATACAGCAGCCTCTGCACTTTACGCAGCTGTAGAAAATATCAGAGATCTTTCGCTCGGGATTCGTCGTGCAGACGATGGGCAGAAACAAGAAGAACTCAATCTCATAGCCACAAATTTGGGGCTCGAAGGAGAATTTATTTTGAACCAAAATTCAATTTCACAAGGTCTTTACTTCAATCCAAGATACTTAAACAATACGTTCGAAGATTATATAGAAAATGCGGGCGACCCGGGGCACCTCAAAACCCACGGTCAGTGAGACCAGGACGGAGAGTCACGAAGTGACTCCTGCTGAGATCCCTTCGAATCTCCAAATTCTTGCACAGGTTGCAGCCGAGGCTGACTCGGCACCAGCAACACGCACCCGTTCCGGGCGCATAACCAAGCCCCCTGTGCGCTATGAGCCTGTTGAGCAGGTTGAGGACGATTACGATGCTGAGGATTACGACACGGAGGACCCAGAGGATGTTTCTGAGGAGATCGAGACTGAGAGCGACGAGGAAGAGGATGAATCTGATGCAGATGATGATGGAAATTTGGATGGATTTGTTGTAGCAGATAAAAGCGAGAGTGATGAATCTGATAGTGAGGATGGACAACCTTCCGTTCCTGACAAAAAACACCGAGTCTCAGTCAAGAAGCGCACCCCCACCGCTCCCAGAAAATGAGTGGCCATCCCATATGGATTCTCCACGCCAGTTTGATACATTTGTAGAACGCCCACAACAGAAGAAGGATCCATTTGAAGCTTTCAAGGAGAATCAAATCGGTCTTATTCTGTTGGGAATGGTTATCGGTTTTCTGCTTGCGAATATGCGTCCCGTTGTTTTTCAGGCGAAGTGACCAAGTCCGTAGGACTTGAGACCGCGGAGCAAGGACAGTTCAGGGAACTGAAAGTTCCCGTCGGACCGAAGGTCCTCCTTCGGAACTGGGACTACTGCATACCATATAAAGGCGCCTTCGTTGAAGGATCGTCGTACCCCACAAAATTACCAATAGGACCCGTTCTGTTTTTCCGAACATCTTCTTGTAAAAATCCCAGCCAAGGATTCTCACGAGTCTGATCGGCTGGTTCCATATCCCTGAATACCTCAAACTGATTGTCGTACGCAGCAACAGGTTGAGATATTCTAGCTGGCGCAGGTGGGAACCTCACGTATGCCACGTACATGAGAAACGCAATCAGCACCAAAGCTAAAACTTTAAAAAACATTTTCTAATATTCGCAGCGAAATTAAACCGACTCGGGGACCTCGTCGTCCTCAGCCTTGGACTCGTCACCCTCGGCAATGACCGACACGGCGGGCATCTTGCGCTCCTCCATAATCTTGGCGACGCGCTCGTCGGCAATCTTCACGAGGGCTGGCATATCCAGGTCGGGGAACTCCTCCTTGAGACCATCGATAAGCTCGGCTGGGTGAGGAATGGGTGGAACGTCGGGCTTTGTGTAAAACTTGGAATTCTCGTCGGAAGGATCGATGTATGGATAGGGACCTGGCTGGGGCTGTGCCATCATGTCACGCTTACGCTTCTCAAACATGGAGGCTGCCGCGCTCTGGTTGGCACGGTACTTGGACATAATCTCCTCCAGTTTCTCATTCTGGTAGTGCACGTCCTCAATCTGATCACGGTCTGGGGGAATCAGCAGCCACTTATACATGTCGACCACGTAAATATCCACCAGAGCATCCTCCTTCTGCAGGCGCTTTGCGTGGCTCGCCGCCTCATCGCGGGTCGAAAAGCATCCGCGAATCTTCATGCCCAGCTTCTCATTCTTCTGGGGCTGATCTGGACCAACAAAGGAAATGCAAGCAAAGTACTGTCCTGGAACCGTCAGATAATCCTGCTCGAGAGAACCCATTGAAATAGCTATAGCTTTATTTTTTAAGTTCAAAACGCAGTAAAATCTCAAAATTTCGTGTCATGTCACCGGATAAGGTTGTAAGTTGTTGAAAGAGCATTCAACCATGGAAGCTCTAAGACGTCTTCACAATCAGTGCAAACGTGACCATATCACCAATTGGGTCAAGCGTGGAGACCACGTTCTCGACTGTGGGTGCGGCAGGGGAGGTGACTGGCACAAGTGGCGAGCTGTCGGTGCGTCAGTTTACGCCATAGACCCAGATGGCGAGTCTCTTAACGAGGCGGAAAGCCGTGCCATCGAGATGAATTTCGGGGTTTGGTTTCTAGGCACGGGAACAATCATACAGGCGGCTTTTGCAGGTCCATTTGATGTGGTTTGTTACAACTTTTCGATTCACTACATCATGGACGACCTTGAAAACTCCCTCAAGGCGATCCAGTGTGCGGTAAAACCCGGGGGGCTCCTGATCGGCATCACACCCGAAAAGTACAACGCCGTACGTATGTGTGACCCACACGGTCACTACGAGGATATGCTCGGTAACACGTTCGATATGTACCAAGGCGGGCAAAGACTCTTGGTGCGTCTGACGGACGGACCATTTTATGCAGATGGTGCA